TTAGACACCGATACTACTTGGTTAATTGGTTGTCATGGATATGGTTCATCTGCTAGTCAATCTGGTAATTATGGCAACCCTGCATTTGCAATATCAAGTGGCAACGCAGATGCAAATGGATATGGTAACTTTGAATACGCAGTGCCTAGTGGATTTTATTCATTATGCACAAAAAACCTAGCGGAGTTTGGATAATGGCTTATACAACAATAGATAACCCTTCAGAACATTTTGATACCTTAACATATTCAGGTACAGGCTCAACTCAATCTATTACTGGTTTAGACTTCAAACCTGATTGGGTTTGGATAAAAAAAAGAAATGAAGCAGCGTATCATCAGTTATTTGATTCAGTAAGAGGAGTAACCAAAGGATTATTTTCAAATACTAATGACGATGAAGCAGTAGATTCAGGAAATTTACAATCGTTTATAAGTGGTGGATTTACAGCAGATGGATTTAATGGAACAAATGCCTCTGGTGGCACTTATGTAGCATGGAACTGGTTAGCTTCAAATACAACTGCTTCTAATACTGATGGCTCAATTACATCTACAGTATCAGCCAATCAAACCGCAGGATTTAGTATTATGACATATACAGGTAATGGCTCTGATAATTCTACGATAGGTCATGGATTAGGAAAAGCACCTTCTATGATAATTATAAAAGGTCGTAGTAGTGTAGAGGATTGGATGATTTATCACAAAGATTTAACCGCAGGTAGTGAAATTATATTAAACAGTACCGCTGCTCAAGCTGATGATACTAACAATGCAACTTGGGGAGATAATCACCCTAGTTCAGTTGGCTCAAGTACATTTGCAGTTGGTTATGCAGGAGATAGTAATGCAAACGGAACTACCTATGTTGCCTATTGTTTCGCAGAAATAAAAGGCTACTCTAAATTTGGCAAGTATACAGGTAATGGAACAGGAACTTTTGGACCATTTGCAGATGGACCATTTGTTTATACAGGATTTAAACCCGCTTGGGTAATGATTAAAAGAACAAATGGTGCGAATGGTTGGACTATTTTTGATAACAAAAGAGACCCTCATAATATTGTGGGTAATCAATTAAGTGCTAATTCAAATTCTGCAGAAGAAGGTGATGCTTCACACCATTCAGAAAGAGATTATTTATCTAATGGTTTTAAATTAAAAGGAAATGGTAATGATATTAATGCCAATGGTGGCACATACATCTACATGGCATTTGCAGAACATCCATTTGTAAGTAGTAAAGGAGTGCCAGTAACGGCAAGGTAGAGTATGTTTGGTGTATCTTCTTTTGGTCAATATTCTTTTTCAGGATATACTGATCAACCAGTAAACTTAGAAGGTGTTCAAGCTACAATAAGCTTAGGAAATCTCTCTGCTGTTGCAGCAAATGCTGATGTTACTCCAGGAACTAATGTAAGTAATATCTCTATTGGTGATCTGACTTTTGTTGGAGCGGCCAATGTAACTCTTAGTGGCAACGCGCTTACATCGAGCCTTGGTTCTATGACACCAAAGGCAGCTGCGGACGTGACTGTCACCACTAATTTAGCAGGAACCGTAGGAGTGGGATCTGTAACAATCGTGGCCAAAGCAGTAGAAGCTTTAGGCACTAACTTATTGACATCTTCGGTCAACGGACCGGGTGTCGTGACTTGGAATGATATTGACGTAAATGCAAGTCAAACATGGACAAACGTGGAAACATAATATAAATTTGGAGGTACTATGGCATCAACATTTTCTACATCACAAAAATTCGAATTAATCACCACAGGTGAAAAAGCAGGTTTATGGGGATCTACAACTAACACCAATCTACAATTGGTAGAAGAAGCTGTTGGTGGTTTTCTATCCTTAAATGTGGCCTCATCAGATCAGGCCCTATCTATTAGTAATGGCGCATCGTCTAATGGACGAAACATGACTATTAAGTTTACAGGCACTTTAGCAGCAAATAGAAGTGTGACTGTACCTGATTCGATTGAAAAAATTTATTTAATAGAAGATGGTACAACAAGAAGTACAAGTGACTATACTCTAACTTTTAAAACCGCATCGGGATCAGGTGTTGTGATGCCGGTTGGTTCTAAGATGCTAGTATACTCTGATGGCACAAACATCGTGCAATTAGCGGTAGAAAAAGGTTATCATTCGATTGATAGAAATTATACAGCGGTGAATAATGATCAATTGATTATTGATACGAGCGCCGCGACTAGACAAGTGACATTACCAGCATCTCCTAGTGTTGGTAATCAAGTTACTTTTATAGATGCAAAAGGTTCCTTTGGTTCTAACAATTTAACAATCGCAAGAAACGGTTCTAATATTAACGGATCTGCAGCTAACTTAACCGTCTCAACAAATGGAGAGGCTTTTACCTTAGTCTTCTTGAACGCGACTCGTGGTTGGTCATATAAAGATAAAATTTAAGGAGAGTAAATGGCTCTCATCACCTTAGATTTTTTACCTGGGATAGACAAACAAGATACCACCAAAGGTGCAGAACGTCGTTTTGTAGATTCTAATAATGTACGTTTTCGATATGGACTGCCTGAAAAAGTAGGTGGTTGGTCTTCTCTTTTAACAGATAAGATAGTAGGTGTTGTAAGAAATCAACACCCGTTTACAGATTTAGACGGTAATAGGTACGTGGCCCTCGGAACGGACAAGTTCTTATTATTATACTTTGAAGGTCAACTATTTGATATTACACCAATAAGAAGTTCTTTGACTTCTTCAACAATGGCTACTACTGATGAATCAGCCTCTGTTACAATTACCACAAGTTCTGCTCACGGAGCAAAAGCTGGTGACATCGTGCAATTAGATAGTGTCACTTTACCTGGTGGTACAGGTCTCAGTGCATCTAACTTTGAAGATGTTAAATTTCAAATTATTACAGCACCTAGTACAACAACTTTTACAATTACATCAACCGCAGCTGCTACAGCTACAGTTTCTACAGGGGGTTCTATTACTTGTAAGTTTTATGAAACTGTTGGTCCAAGAGAACAAACTTATGGTTATGGTTGGGGTGTTAGTAATTGGGGTGGCACCGTTGATTCTGCAACAGCAACAACAGTTAATGAAGCTTTGGATGCATCAGAAACAACAATCACATTAACAAGTGCTGCATCTTTTCCTACAGCAGGAACGATTTTGGTAGACTCAGAACTTATTACATATACAGGTAAATCTACAAATGATTTAACAGGTTGCACAAGAGGAGCTTCTGGAAGCACTGCAGCAACACACAGTGATGGTGCTACTGCTACCGATGCATCTGACTTTGGTGGATGGGGTGTGGCTGTGAAAGCTGATCAAGTACAACTAGAACCAGGTCTTTGGTCCTTAGATAATTTTGGTCAAGTATTAGTTGCAACAGTTTCAAACGGAAAAACTTTTACATGGAATTCTGGAGCTACAAGTGCTACGTCTAATAGAGCATCAACAAGCACTTCTAGTTTTCTTACCTCTAATAATCCGACTGCATCAAGAGCTACCTTAATATCACCTACCACAAGACATTTAATTCACTTTGGTACAGAAACAACGATAGGAACAACTAGCACACAGGATGATATGTTTATCAGATTCTCAGACCAAGAAGACATTAACACTTTTACACCTTCTGCTATTAACGCCGCCGGTACACAACGATTACAAGATGGAACAAAAATAGTCGGTGCTTTGAAAGCAAAAGAAACAATTTTGATATGGACCGATACCGCTTTGTATACTATGAAATTTATTGGTGCCCCTTTTACATTTGGTTTTGAACAAGTAGGTACCAACTGTGGTTTGATTGGTAAGAATGCAGCTGTTGAAATAGATGGTGTTGCTTATTGGATGAGTAATAATGGATTCTTTTTATTTGATGGTACAGTTAAGTCACTGCCTTGTTCCGTCGAAGACTTTGTTTATGATGATATTGATTTAACTAAGGGTCAACAGATTACAGCAGGTGTCAACAATCTGTTTACAGAAATTATTTGGTGGTACCCTGCATCAGGAGAAAATTTTAATAATAAATTAGTTGCTTATAACTATTTAGAATCTATGGGTTCTCAAGTGCCTGGAGGTATTTGGTACAACAGCACAGAAGGTCGTACATCATGGATGGATTCTAAAATCTATCCTAAGCCTTACGCAACATCTTATGCATCTAGCGACACCGGTACCTTTCCTACAATACAAGGTGTTACTGGACTAGGTGGTACAACGTATTTTGAACACGAGGTTGGTAATAATCAAATCAATACTGACGGATCGAGCACCGCGATTAGTTCTTTTGTAAAATCATATGACTTTGATTTAGAGGGACAGGGTACAGAAGGGGATAAGTTTTTATCTGTTCGTCGTTTTATACCTGATTTTAAATCATTGGAAGGCACGGCTAAAGTAACGCTGGCCGTGAAACGTTTTCCGTCACAAGATGATTCATCAACAGGTTTAAGTCCTTTCTCTATTACATCTGATACAACTAAAAAAGACACACGAGCTCGTGGTCGATATATAAATATTAAAATAGAAAACGATGACATTGATCAAAGCTGGAGATTTGGTACATTCAGTTTAGATGTGCAAGCAGACGGAGGTAGATAATGGCAAAAATAAATGTTAAAATACCAGAACCAAAAGAAGAATATGATACATCTAACCAAAAACAAATAAATAGATCTATAACTACAATTATTGAACAGTTAAACTCTACTTATTTAGATGAAATTAAACAGGAGCAAGAAAGATTTTCTTGGTTTATAAGTGGCTAATATATATAAAAATGCAAAAGTAGATTTAACAACTACAGATATTACAACATTATATACAGCACCTTCTAACTCTAGAGCGATTGTAAAATCTATATTGGTATGTGATGATAGTAATAATGGAAGTACAATTACACTAACATTAACGGATGCAGCTAGTGCTATTTTTGTATTATTTGATGTAAAAACTATAGCTGGTCACGCAACAGAACAATTATTGAGTGAACCATTAATATTACAAGAAAGTGAAATATTAAAAGTAACCGCTGCAGATGCTAATAGATTGCATGTTGTAGCATCAATATTAGAAATAAGTAGAGATTAAGGAGGTAAAAATGGTATCTTTTGTAGAAAAAGGCAAAACTGAAGTAATAGTCAATGGCACCGTTATAAAAGACGTTGAGATTGAGACTGAAGTAACAGTTAAAAACCTTAAAACAAACGCTGAATATAAGTCTGATGAAGAAGCTGAGAGCGATGTCAACAATCCAGGTACTGACACGAAACAAGAAGATATATCTAGAAGTGTCAATATAAAAGTAGCTAAGCTACCGGATGTTATATCCAAATCAGAGGATGAGTAGTTGATTTTTGAGGCAAAAAAAAGTAATGTATTTATGATAGATACTGGTAAATTATACGATATTACCGTAGCTTTTGGACTTTATAAGTCGTTTCCTCGCTATAAAGATCACACGTTCGAGGACGTGCTTCAACACATCGCCCCATCCGTAGATTTGAATCAGTACAGGATTCACTACAAAAATGGTTTACCTTACGCTTTTACGAATTGGGCTTTTTTAAATAAGGATGCAGAAAAAAGATTTATGACAACCGCAGAACTAAACCCTGAAGATTACAATAGTGGAGACATTCCTTGGCACGTTGATACAATCTGTATTGATGATGTTAAATCTGTTATGAAATGGACTAAACAATACTTTACTGATTTACTAGGATGTAATAAACCTGTAAAATGGCTTCGTGTAAGTGATGATGAAGTTATTACAAGAACTGTAACTAGATACACAAAGGAACATTATGGGATCAATTAAAAAAGCATTAAAACCTGTCACAAGAGTTATTGATGATATTATCCCTAATGAAATAAAACCTGCTCTACCTTATATTGCAGCTACGTTTGGTGCACCGTACCTAGCAGGCTCTAGTTTATTTGGTGGCATTGGAAATTTAGCTTTACGAAAAGGTTTAGCTGGTGGTATTGCTAATCTTGGAACACAAGCTTTATTAGGTAAAAAAATTAATCCAACTTCTGCTTTATTTTCTGCAGCGACAGCGGGTGGTGGTCAATTTTTACAAGACTCTCCGTTTTTTCAAGACTCTAAATTTGCAAAATCCGTAGGTGAGTTTATTTCTCCAGGTAAATTAGGTGGTATGAATTTAAAAGAAGCTTCTACTGCAGCAACAACACCTTTAACAGCAGGTACAGCAGAATCCGCTTATGATGCTGCGAAAAAAGCGAATGATGAATATGATCAATATGTACAAGAACAACAAGCCGCAGGAGCAGAAGATATTCAAACACGTGTTGATTATATTACACGTTACATGGGTCTTGCTGGTTTTGATCAAGACAATATTAATGAAACATTAAATGAATTAGGTTATGCAGCTAATGGTGGTTTGATGGGAACTCGTGTTGGCTATCGAATTGGTGGTGGCCCTGTAAAAAGTTTTATTGCTAAGTTATTAAATGCTGAGCCTAGCGAAGAAGTTTTAAACAAAATGTTTGAAGAACGTAAAAAAGAAATACTTAGTGGTATGTTTGATGCCGAAGCGGGAACCGGTGCTTATAGTATGGAACAAATGCAAAAAGCAGACGAGATGGCTACCAAACAAGCCATGCAAGAATTAGAAGAATATAAAATGCGTATTGGTATGGAATTAGATAACCCACCCGAAGGTTCTATGAGTGATGATATGATTGATCAGATTATGGAACCACGAAAAGAGGGCCGTGTTAAAGAAGCTATGGGTGGACGTATTTACAAAGCAGACGGTGGTATCATGAACTTAAATATGGGTGGTATGCCTGCTGAAATGGATTTACGAGGTGGTGGTTTTGTACCTTTAGGTGCAAAAGAAAAAGCCGACGACGTCCCTGCAAGATTATCAAAGAATGAATTCGTTATGACCGCTGATGCAGTAAGAGCTGCAGGCGGAGGAAGTGTTAACAAAGGTGCAAAAAGAATGTATAATCTAATGAATAACTTGGAGGCTAGAGTGTAATGGCAGAAGAAACAATTACCACGACGAAACCCGCGCCGTTTATAGAGGCGGCGGGAACAACACTAACAGAAAAGCTCATGCCTTTACTAGGACAGCCGCTGGATACTACAGCGTTTGCCCCCTCTGTTGCTGCGCAAGACCCGTTACAACAACAAGCGTATCAACAAGCCGCGGGCCTTGGATCATTTGAACCTTTTCTAGCTCAAGCCGGTGCCGAAGCCACAGGAGCTCAACAATTTACAGGACCACAAGCGTATCAAGAGTTTATGTCTCCCTATCAACAAGAAGTCATTGATACTTCTCTCGCAGCTCTACAAAGAGAACGTGATATTGCAAGGCAACAAATAGGAACAGGAGCAGCACAACTCGGTGCTTTTGGTGGTGGTCGTCAGGGATTACAAGAAGGTGCCTTTGATGCTGAAACAGCTTTAGGTAAAGCACAACTCGAAGCACAATTACGAGCACAAGGATTTCAACAAGCGCAACAACAAGCATCACAAGCGTTTCAACAACAGCAAGCGTTATCACAACAACAACAAGGACTAGCACAGCTAGCACCACAATTAGCGCAACAACAAATTACAGGACTACAACAACTAGGATTAGGTCAACAAGCTCAATCACAAGCTGTTCTTGATGCCGCCGCACAAGCCGCAAGAGAACAAGCGTTTGAAGAACAACAACGATTAGGTTTTGTTGGTCAACAGTTAACAGGATTGATTGGTGGATACCCTGCACAACAAACTTTCCAAACAACTACTGCCCCACCACCTAGTCCATTATCACAAATTTTAGGTGTAGGTGCTACGGCGGCAGGTATTGGTGGCCAATTATTCGGCGCAGGAGGAATCTTCGGTTAATGAGTAGAACATTAAAAAGACCCATGTTTCGCGGTGGTGGTAAAGTTAATAGCGAAGGCACTGGTATTACATCGGGGCTCGTGGATCGTGAACCTTACAAAGACGGAAAAATTGTTGGTGGTGGTCAAATGAGTAGAAACCAACTTTTATCAGAACAGCCTTTTAATTTGTTAGATTATTTAAGAAGTTTAAGACCAGAGAATTTCACTGCGGGTGGTCAAATGAGTAGAACTACAGAACCAAGTGGTGCAGGTGTAGATTTAACGCCTAGTATTATACCTGAAGCAGGAGCATCAGAGATAGATACTACGACAACTGAAACTACACAGAATGAAACCACAAAAAAAGATGATACAATAGACACAACAGAACAAGAAAAACCTGAGACCACAAAAGCAAATCAACCAGGTGGAACAGGTTTAGATATTGAAGATTTAGATGATATTAAGTTATCTGATTTTGAAGAAGACATTACTAGAAAAGCAGAAATATATGAAAAATTATTAGGTGGTAAAGACGCAAGAACACAAGCTGGTTTTAGAGCTTTGACGGCCGGAGGTTTAAAAGCTCTTCAAGAGGGTGATGTTGTTAGTGGTTTACAAGAGGGTTTTGAAAAATTGGAAGGTATTGATGATTTAAGTAAAAAAGCAAAGCTATTAGCAATTCAAGAAAAGATAGCAAAGGATGCTCAAAAGACTCCAACAAAATCTTCAGAGGTAGACATTTTAGCCAATAGATATATGGCAAATGGAATGAGTAGAGCAGATGCTTTTGCAGCAGCAGAACAAAAAGTTTATGGAAGTGAAAAATCAGAATTACTTGCTGCATACTCTCCAGACAGAGAACTTCAAGATTTAACAGCTGCATTTGCAAAATCAGATGATGATTTAATTGAACAAAACCCTAGTGGTTTTGCTCAAGCAGAGCTTTATAAAAGACAAGGTGTTAAAGTAATTACATATGAAAATTATTATGATGCAGAAAAAGAAAGATCAGATTATAGACCAAAAATT